GACTAAATAATGGCTATTTATTGGTGCGACCCCTACATTGAATCGCCGTCTGGCGGAGTTCACGGAACTACAGGTTCAGGCACGGCTGGATCATATTCTAATCCATACAGCATAGACAACCTACCAGTAAGTGGATACTCCAATGGTGATGAAATTCGATTAAAAGCCTTACCCACAAATCCTTGGATAACTGGACCTGCTTGGAAAAGCGGCGTAACAGATTTAAAAACTCAGCTTGGTGGAAGCTATGGTGTTTACTTCAACTCTGCCCCTAATACGCATTCCTTTTTAAAGTACACCACCATAAAGGGCGATGAGCAATACCTTAATTGGGGCACGGAAAGTACAGACACTCTAGATGCTTTTGCCGGAGTCTGGAAGACTGGTGTTCCGTATGCAGATTTGACTCAACCGGCATATCAACTAGACCCTCAATATTACCTAAGTAATTTAGTTACTCCTAATAAGGCCGACCTATTAAAGGGTCCAAACTTTATGCTAACGACGCTAACGGCAGGCTGGGTTTCTGAAACAACACGCGGTGGGGAAACAATTATTCACCGTGTAAACCCTACAGGGTATACCGAGAATTGGTTTGGAGCGTCTGCCATCTTTGTTAATAAAATGACCGTAGATGCTCCCGAGTTAACGATCTCACATTCATTGAGTGGTACAAGCAGGAAGATTTATATTTACGGAGAGACTGTTGAACTTCGCGACATCAATATGCGAAATACGTATAGCTCCTCTAACACACTGTATATTAAAACAGCCCTCACGTTTAAAGCAAATTGTCTTACCACTGGAGGCTACATGTACCTGTACTCCCCCTATTATGACACGGCGGCTACTCAAGGTGTTAACAGAGACATCAAGCACTTGTTGCTGGGCTATTGGTTTAAATATGAGAGGCAAGGAGATTCGGTACCTATCAATTTCAAGTTTAAAAACTTAGGGGTATACTATTATGAGCATCAAAATAATCATAATGTACATCTCTCGTACTACGACGATTTTTGGTTGAACTACCAAACTAGTAATGGCACTGGAGTCCCCACAGAAATGGCTGTAACTTCCTCAGTCAATGTGGCTACCACCCCCGCTTTTCAAAAATCTGTCGTTTTGCTTGGACCTAAATTTGCATCTGATGTCGATAGTTATAGAGATACTAAATCAACTATAAGTACCTATAATCAATACTTAGTATTAGGTGCCAAGGTTGATGTATCAAAGGGTGATGTTTATTTCAGAGACTTAAACCAGTCTTCGAGTACTACTTTGGAAAATACGACAACGCACTTCGTCACTTCTCCAAATAATTACCATCAAGGTTTTAGGCAAAGCAAGTTCTGGGGAGTAGATAGAAACTCAGGCAGGCAAGTAGCATTCTGCCCCGTTATGAATCGCGATAAAGAGATGATGTTAATGTACAACTCTACGGAGTATGGTGGGAAATTAGTCTATCACCTTATGCCTCATGAGGACTCTGGTTACGATCGTGTTTACCTACCTATGCCTACAGGTGTCAGTGAGATCACATCTAACTCAAATTACCGTTTAAAGGTTACGTTAGGTGGGACTACAGTCGGATCTGTTACTGTCAAAGGGTATCTGGATGGTAATGGTACCAGTGATGACTGGGATTTATCGCAATTTAATGTATTTACAATAAATGCCAGTTCTGGTGGGTCAGGTACTGTGGTATACAGCGACTCAATTAGTGCGTCCGAAATTCACGGCGCACAGCAACTAACGCTAATACTTCAATTAGGGCAAACTTACGCAGGATCGAGCGACTCAGATTATGATGTTGCCAAGATCTGTATAGAGAGTATTGAGTTGGAGGCGGTCTAATGCACTTAAAACTCGGAACAGTATTGCCTTACCTAAAACTAGGCACTACGCAAGCAGGTGCGCCACCTACAACTACTCCAGTCGGGTTCCTCACTGCTAGTCTGAATAATACCAACTATTCGGTCTATGTAGCTAATGTCTCGGCAGTGCTCACTCGTATAGCCAGCGCACAGTAATAACATCATGGGCGGAGGTCCTCTCCGTCCTATTCCATTCAAAGGATAAACCATGTCTAATCCAATTAGCACACAAGAGTTAATGCAACACCTACGGTTTACCGCTGACTCCTCAGAATTAACAGAAGCCGCTATCATGATCAGCACTGCTACAGCATTCGCTGAGCAGTACACAGGCCGCAAGCTCAGTTCGCAGACTGTCGTAACTAGCTTCGAGACACTCAAATCTAACGCGCCTTTAAAGCTGACAGGTGGCCCAGTGTCATCTATAACGTCGTTCAACTATTATGATAGTAGCTTTAATGTACAGGCACTCACAGACTACCGGCTGATCCATCGCAACGGTGTAGGTTATTTGTATCCAGTTATAGGTGAAGAATGGCCTACAAATGTTGCGCCCACAGATCCTGAGACCGTAACTATTACCTACGTAGTTGGTATGCCTCCAGAAGACGCTCCGGCACCCGTAAAGTCAGCAGTTTTGTTAATAGCGGCTAGTCTTTGGGAGAACCGTGAGAACGAGATAGTCGGTACGAACATTAAGTCTCTAAAGCCTATAATAGCGGCTAAGGATCTCCTTCACCCTTACAAGTTGAGGTAGTTATGAGATCAGGTAAGCTAACAAACAAAGCAACAATCTACATACCCTCTACCGCTCCGAACGAATGGGGCGAAGTCGAGCAGAGCTATACACAACTAGGCACATACCACTGTAGTGCTTTAACTAAGCCACGGCGTGAGACTGTAGAGTCTGATTCTGTAGTTAGTAAGACAGAGTACGACCTACGGTTTCGCTATTACTCCGAGCTAACAACGCTACCACGTAATGCTTACATAAGTTTAAAGGGTATGGAGTTAGAAATTAGCTCTATAGCTAATGTGATGTTAAGGGACCGCGAGATTCAAATGATATGTGAGGAGCGAAGCTAATGATTGATGTAGACCTCAGAACATATTTACTATCCAAAAGTGACATAACTGATCTAGTAGGTAACCGTATTTACGCATTAAGACTGCCACAGAATACAACCTCACCAGCGATTGTATATGACATAGGTGCCGGATTCCCATTAGCCCAGCTAGGAAGTCTAGAGAGTGTGGTCCGATATAACGTAGCACTGTCGGTATATAGTCCTAGCTATGCCTCTATGAGGCAACTCTCTGAGCATATAACCACACAACTGAACGGCATGACGGGCACGATGGGAACCACACCCGTAACAGGTGCCAACGTAGAGTCCGTTATCAACACGTATGAAGAAGGGCTGAAGCTCTATCGGAATATAATGATCTTAAATATATACACAAACTAAGGAATTAAATAATGACTGCAATTGCATCTCCTTTCCACGGCCTGGCTACTGAATTACATATGACTACAGCTATGGGCGGAACTATGGACGCTTCTACTAAAGTCGCAGAAGTAAGCTCTGTAGGTACTTTAGAGTTATCGGCTAACATCATTGAGTATAATAGCTACGGTAACACCCACAAGCAGAAGCTAGTTGGACAGAAGGACTCTGGAACTTTGAGCCTTACGATCAACTGGGTAGCTGGCGACTCTAGCCACACTGCTCTTAAAGCTAAGTATGACGATGGTACTCCTCAGACTTTCGCTATCAAGTGGATCTCTGGCGGCGAGAACGCTGTAGCTCAGTTCACCGGCCTAGTAAGCACTTTCTCTATCGATACCCCTGTAGAAGACGTTGTTTCTGCTAACGTAGAAATCGCTATCGACGGTGACGTATCTTTTGCGCTTATGACTGCTTAATTAGTACAGTGACTTAATAATATAGGTCCACTCTTCGGGGTGGGCCCTTATTTGATTTTTAACTATTTTGGAGACACCTTATGTTAGACCGTAAATCAATTTTTAAAGCCGTAGACATAGACATAAAAGAAGTCTCTGTCCCTGAGTGGGGCGGTGCTATATGTGTACGTGGATTAACTGCGCGAGAGCGTGACCACTTTGAAACATCTATTGGCTCAACTGCAAACCTCGATAACCTGCGAGCACGTCTTGTAGTCCTGTCTATATGTGACGCTGACGGCGAGCGTATCTTTAAAGATAGTGACGCTATAGAGCTAGGTAAGAAGAATGCCCAAGTCGTTAACCGTCTGTTTGATATTGCGAGAAGTATGTCCGGTATGACGGACGCTGATGTGCAGGACCTTGAGGGAAACTAAGACGCGACCCAGTACGTCGCTTTAAATTCCGGTTAGCTGGACACCTCGGATGTACTGTACGAGAGTTAGAGAATAGGTTATCAAGTCGTGAGCTATCCGAATGGATGGCTTACTCTTCACTAGAACCCTTCGGGGAAGTACGCGCCGATTATAGGGCGGGCATGATCGCCGCAACAAACGCCAACTTCTCAGGTAACGCTAAAAAGGCTATTCAGCCTACGGATGTTATTTCTATATACCACCAACCTAAAACCCTATCAATGATTGACCAGAAGCGGGAACAGCTTCGACAAATGGATATTTTCAAAAAACTAGCAGGTACATAAGATGGGTAAAACAGTATGGGTTAAGTTCGACATGGACGGACTCGCGGCCATGGAAGACGCACTAGAAGCAGTCGAAGCGGATATCCGTAACAACGCCGCTAGACAAGCAGGTAGGGCCGCTTTAGAGGGAACTGAGAAACGTATGAAACAGTACGCTCCTCGTGATAGTAGTGGTCTATATGACTCCATAAAACGATTCTCAACCTCCAATCCTAAACGTATGCGCGGCCATTTAAAGGACACCTTTATGGTCGCTGGGGTACGGGCGGGTACCAGTAAAAGAAAGCCACCGCAGGAAGAAGGTGCTCCTGGTAAAGGACCTACCGGTCACCAGGCACTTCAGGTTGAGTTTGGCGCGACAGTTAAGTTCCGTGGTCAGCTTTATGTCATACCCCCTCGGCCCTTCGTCCGTCCCGCGATAGTCGGGCGGGAAAGAGTCACATTACACCTCTTTAAAAAACACCTAGGTAGATCGGTAAAACGAGCGTCACTTAAGCAACACAATCGCAATAAGAAAAGGATGAAAAAATAATGGCAAAAGGTACTACAGCCTTAGCCCGCCTAGCCGTATTTCTAACTTGTAATAGTGCAGGGTTTAGAAAAGAAATCGATAAGGCGGGTAAGAAAACAACAATGTTCAGTAAGAAGGCCCAAAAGGACTTCGCTAAAATCACAAAGGTAGTTATCACGGCTACAACCGCAATGGCGGCACTTGCCGGACGAGAGATGGTTAGAGCGGCTGATCAGATGACTAACTTGCGTAACAGGATGTTTGCTCTGACGGAGTCTAGTAAGAAAACAGCTATCGCTATGCGTGACATCGTCGCTATAGCCTCAGTTACGCGGAGCGATATTAAAGCTACTGGTGACATCTATACCAAAATGGCTATTGCCACAAAAGATATGGCTATCTCTCAGGAAGACCTGGCTATGGCTACAGCCACAGTAAACAACTCGTTTATTTTGTCGGGAACTAGTGCTTATGAGGCCGCTAACTCGGCTAGACAGCTTGCCCAGGGTTTAGCGGCGGGCCGATTAAGTGGTGACGAGCTACGCTCGGTACTAGAAAATAACACAGTATTAGCCGGTATGTTGGCCGAAGGTTTTGATGTCACCCGTGGCGAGCTCAAAGAAATGGGAGCACAGGGGCTATTAACCGCAGACAAAATCATGCCTATTTTAACCGCAGGTTTTGATACAACAACAAAGTCTGTTTCAACGATGAACTATACCGTTGGTCAAGCTAGTACACAGGTGGTTAATTCATTTATTGAAATGGCCGATGAGATCAATAAGAATATGGGATTTACTGGGGTTATAGCTGAAGGAATGCTATACCTTTCTGAGAACATGAAAGACTTCGCCCAGGAGACAATCAGGTGGATAGTCATACCCGCTATTGTTGCTCTTGGCGTGGCTATGACTGGCCTCTTTAATATAATGATGGCAAATCCGCTTTATGCGATCTTAGCCGGTTTAGTAATCGCCTTTAGAGGTCTCGTATACGTTATAGAGAAGAACTGGGTACCTATTGTTAACTTTCTCCATAAGAGCTTTACCGTAACGCTACCTAACGCCATTGACTATTTGGGTTTAGGCCTTCAGAAGTTCCAAAAATTTCTTGAGGATGGTTTCAATGAAATACTGGGCCCTATTGTTGATCTGCTGAATGATTTTCGGGATGTTTATAACAAAGCCGCGACATTAATGGATTCTATCGAGCCTATAGCAGAAAAGTTTAGTTTCCATATTGATACAACAAGAACTAAAGCCGAAATAGACCGGCTTAAAAAGACTATCAACGATAGGCTTGCTGGGTATACACCGTTAAAGGACGTGCTCAGTCTCGATACACTAACGCCACCGGTAGCTCCAGACGCAATACCTTCGGTAGCGGCAACTCCTTCAGGATTCGGCGACCCCAATGAGGAAGTCGGCGAGGCAACATTGGCCAAGGGACATGGGGATGCTGAAAAGCGCGCAGAAGACCAGGTTAAGTGGGAAGGATGGATCAAAGATGCCCGTATGGACAACTACCAAAGTAGTATTGATCTACTGGGTAAGTTTGCTAAAGAAGGATCTGCGGCGGCTAAAATAGCAATAGTATTACAAACCGCCATGAACGTAGCTAATATTTTAATGTCCACAAAAGTTGCGGGCATGAAGGCTATGGCACAGCTAGGTCCAATAGCCGGTCCACCTATGGTCCTATCTATTGAGGCACAGGGTATGGCGGCGGCAGGTTTTGCGGCGGCGGCAGGAGCGGGAGCTTTGGCGGGTCAGTTCCACGACGGTATTGATAACGTCCCTTCCACGGGGTCGTATCTATTGGAGTCAGGCGAGCGTGTAGTCGATAAAAGACTTAACCGTGACATGACCCAGTTCCTGGCTGAACAGAACGGTGCCGGTGGTAACACTACCAACAACAACCCAGTACTCAACTTCAACGTACAAGGTGGCGACGCTGAGAACGTAGAGCAGATGCTAAATACCCACCGCGGTAAGTTCGAGGGAATGATTCGAGATATCTATAACGAGTCAGCGCAAAACGCACCATTCTAAACACAAGGGTCCTTCGGGACCCTTTTTTAATACAAAATTCTAATAGGAGGCTACTATGCCATCCCCATTACTTCCGACTAACCCAGCCCCAGTCAGCTACAGAATTACATCCAGAGTGAATACTTTGAAATCAGAGTCGCTCTCTGGTCGCATACTGACACGCAATGTTGGCGGTCAGCGGTTCGAGTGTACGCTGGTATTTCCTCCTATGAACCGAGGAGCTTTTAACGATATCCATGCATTTATTATGGAACAAGAGGGCGCGAACGGAATTTTCTATGTTGAAATACCTACCTACGGCACTTCCCACGGGATAGCCGGTGAGTATGTCAACTATTCAAACCATACTAAGATGTACATGGTTAAATCCAATGGCGTCGATACTTATCCTGATCAAATAGTTACCGGTGGGACCGTGGTCTCTAATGTTACATATCTACGATGTTCGTTACGTAATAGCGTACAGGTCATAGAGTACGGCGCTGATGGGACTGTACGTCTTGAGATAGATGTACTGGAGCGTATCTAATGCAGACACTAGACGCCGCAACACTAACAGCCTTAGCCGCTGACTCTTTTGATTATGCATATCTATGTGATCTACCTGCCGGACTTTCATACACGAACCATGGGAAGGACCTGACAGTCGGCTCTAAGACCTACATCTCTAACGGCCTAGTGTCAGAGTTCTCCGGTGTCAATCAGTCGCAATCTTTAGGACTTTCTAGCTACACACTTAAGTTAAGTAACGTGAATAACTCAATAGCTAAGGGGTACTTAGCGACAAACTATAGAGGTCACTCTGCCATTATCTATATGGCTATTGTCGCTAATGGTGCTGTCGTAGGTACGCCAACAATTATCTATAAAGGAACCCTAGACACCTTGGCCGTCAAGGAATCAATCGACACATCCGCACTGACACTGAAGCTGACCTCCCAATGGGCTAACTACAACCAAAGGGGAGGGCGGTACACAAGTGATTCAGTACAACAGGGCCTCTACGCAGGGGATAATATATTTAAGTTTGCACATCAAGAGAGTTCCGATTCTCTAGGTTGGGGTAAACGGTAAGGAGTAATTTATGGGGATATCAGCATTCGCCTGGGCGGTTATAGCCACATTGGTCTCCACGGCGGTATCGGTAGCAATGGCTATCAAACAAAAGAAGGCTATGGAAGAAGCGCAAGCAGGTCTACTTATTCAAAAACAAGGCGGCACACATCCTATACCTATCGTGTATGGTGAGCGTCGCCTAGCCCCTGTTAAGGTATGGGAGGATATATCTAGGCAAAGACTGCCAGTATCAAGTCCAGCGACTAGTGCCGACTCATTCTTCTCACATAACAATGAGGCCAGCTATCCCTCTAGTCGTGATGACGAGGACTTCCTTCACCGTCTCGACGTTTGGTGTCAGGGTCCTATTGAGTCTATTACTAAAATAGAGATTGATGATGATTCAGTTCACACACACAAACGATTTACACAGGTTAAGAATAACCGCCCACTATACAGAGGACTGCATAAACACGGCTCAAATAATCAGTCAATGTTTACTGAATTAGCCAACGGCTTTTCTGCGATAACCCCATCCATGAGGGGTAATGGTATAGCGTGGTCGTGGAACAGCTTCATGTATACCGCTGACAGGCCACAGTACTATGGTGACCCCCAGTTAACAGCGGTGGTTAAAGGGCTAAAGCTCTGGGACCCACGGGTTAATTATGGCGACTCAAGTATAAAAGCATGGTCAAGTAATCCAGCACTAGTGTTATTAGACTACCTTACCGCTAGTTATGGTAAGGGTTTAGATGTATCAGATCTAGATATCCCCAGCTTTATAGCGGCGGCTAATGAGTGTGACATCGTTGTTAACCTGCCTCAACCTGAAGTATTCGGGGGCAATGGTCAGCTTGTCTACGATAAGGAATCAGGTGAGTTTATATTCGTACCTGCCGGTAGTCCGAATCCTAATGGCGGCACTGATAGTCAAAGGGAACGATTTACGTGTAACGTAGTATTACAGCCGGACGTAGACAGTAGGGAGAACGTCGCCGAGATCCTAAAAACATTCAAGGGTTCCTTACCTTTTATTAATGGTAAGTATACATTAAGCATGGAGATATCTGGTTCGTCTGTAATGTCGTTTGATGATAATAACATCATAGACGGCGTTGCTATATCTTATGGGGATCGCTCGAATAGATTGAATCAAGTGACTGTTAAGTTCCCTAACGCTCTTAAAGGGCATAAGGAAGATGCTGTCACATGGCCAAAATCTACAAGCTCGCTACACACGGTCTTACTCGCTGAAGACTCCGGTGAAAAGTTAACCGACGAGGCTACCCTCTCAGGTGTTACTAGCTTCTACCAGGCTGAAGATCTCGCTGAGTTCATGGTGCGCGATAGTCGTAACCAGCATATCATAAATTTTCAGACACAGCCCCTAGCTATGCAGTTAGAGCCTAACGACATCATAACGGTGACCACAGGTGCTCTGGATTACTATTCTCGGCCTTATCGGGTACGTGAGGTTAGGTTAAAGACGGACCTTACTGTGGACATTGTAGCTCAGGAATATGACGCTACTATTTATCCTTGGTATGTTGGTGATCCTGAGCCAGCCCCAGAGTACACACCTAATAATATTTTCAATACACCCTCTATTATGCAGAACGTAGCAGGGGCCGGCGTCACTCTCGTCAATGTCGATACCACTGCCAATACTAATATAATAGTAACGTGGGACGCTATCGTCTCAGGTACCTCGGCTGTAGATCTTATCCAGATAGGTTATAAACTACCGAGTGATACTGATTACGCCTGGAGTGTTGTTCCACCTGAGCAGACAGAAACTACTTTAGTAGGACTACAGGATGATGCTACGTATGACATCATAGCTCGGTATCGGAACATCGTAGGCACTACGTCTGGTGATGTGACTCTTCAATGTACTACGCCTAACTCTAATACAGGCTTTACTGATGGAGCCGATGGAGCCGATGGAGCCGATGGTGCT